CAACAAATACCCATGGAATTTTTAAAGCGGGCAGCATCGAACCCTAAAATTTTAGGGCCGCTATTGATTAGCACCGTTGGTGCACAGAATGCCAATCAAATAATGAATGCGCTTTCCAATAGTGAAATTCCCTTTGATGATGTTTTAAATATTTTAACAGGGTCTTCTTTAAGCTCTGTTGTTAATCAAATTCAAGATACACCGGCCGGACCTGTTTATGCTCCCAGAGAAGCTGATATCGAAGCAGAGAGAAAATTTAATGAAGAGCTAAACAAAAATATTACTCTTCCTTCTGAGATTCCTTTAGATCAAATTTTGTCGACACCAGAGACAACAACCAAACCTGAACCGTTGATTACACCTGATGTCCCGGAACAAAAAACAAAAGTAGAGGATGTCGGATTCACTGGTGTTCCTGAACAAAAATTTTCTGATTTAATTATGACTCTAGATGAGCCTATAGATTTGATGGGAGAAGGAATTGTTTTTCCTAAAGAGAAAACAGATAACAATTTAAGACTACATACAGATAGAATTAAAAAAGTACAGGAAGGTAAGACAACTACTTATCCTGGAGAACCTTTAAATGATCGAATAGTTTTAAAAGCCCCTAATGAAAGTTTACCGGATATTGCTATTGGAAATATTAATTTTGATGATTGGAAGAACAGAGTCGAAAAGACGATGTCACCTGATGAAATTTTGGAAGCAGCTAAATGGTATAAAAAAATATACGGAGAGTTTGATCGTGTAGGAGCGAAAGATGAGAAGGAAAGAAACAAACTTGTTAATGCCTGGTTATCAGGACAAATTAATGAATCACCTACAAACGCTTTAACGAACGTTTTATATGTTTACGAACAAATGAAACAAGGAGTTCCTTTTGATAAAATAAAAGGAAAAGGACTTCCTGATCCGACTAATAATATTAAAAATATTCTTTTTGAAAGAGTAATTGATAAAGGTGTAGGAGCAAAAATTTCTGACTTTACGGATGCTGGACTTGGAAAGAATGTTAGGTCTTTTATGGGAAATCAGACTGCTGGAGGCCAACCATTCGTAGTTGACGTACATACAGCTAGAGACACAGGACTGGTTGATGAAACTTTTTTAAATAAGTTAAGACAACTAGGTTATGAAATTCCTGATGATGTAAAACTAGATTTTGGTAAAGGAGGAATTACCGGAACAAAGTATGAGAACAGAGCTATCTTTGGTAATGACTTAACAAAACATTTAAATGAAATTAATTGGCTAGGTAAATCTGATTGGATACCAGCAGAAATTCAAGCGATTGGATGGATGAACTTAACAGAAATGTATGGTGAGCTAGGAACCAGTGGAGACATTACAATGGCCCTGGAGAGAAACACAAGAAGAATTGATTCAGGTTTTAATCCATCAAAAGACTCTCCCATATATCAAGAGTTCGGTGAAGCAATTGACAATTTAGACCCAAATCAAAGGGGAGAAATTGTATCCAAAGCATTAGAAATGGTTAATCAAACTTTTGGCACAGATTTCTCTTCAGCAATTCATGCAACAGGTGGAACCGACACTTATCAAAACCCAACAAGTGTTCAACAAATGTTTTCTTCAAAAGAAAACGCTTTTAAAGCAGCAGCCATGTTAGGTTATCTTTTGAATCAACCAGAAGTTTGGGTTAATAGCACAAAAGAACTTACAAAAAACCCTAAACATCTCAGTGTAGATCTTTTTGAAACTGACACACAAAATTTACGTGACAGTGATACTTTAAAAAAATTCTTTAACAGTATCGTTGAGAATGATGAAAATAGATTATTTACAGGATATCAGCCTATTGAGTCAGTGAACGGACAAACAGGAATAAAGCTCATCATAGATAGTGATGCTATAAAAAATTCTCCTTTAAAAAAGGTAGATGTTGTTCCGTACATACAAAGCTTTTTGACGGAAAAGTTTCCTTCTATAACTCAGGACCTTGATTTCTCTGTACAACCATTTATAATGGAAGTAGAATTAGAGAAAATAAAAAACGATTGGAGCATAGATAAAAATGGTGAAAGTTTTAAAGCCTATTTTAGTGACGAATCCCAGGGCGTTACCCCGCTTAAAAGCTGGTCCGATATCGGTGATTACTTCCAAGAACTTAAGGGATTCATCGGATCGCAAATCGGAAAAATCAAAAAAGGAAGCGTAACTAAAAAAAGAAGGGGAGGTTACATAATGCCTTTGCCTGAAATAGACATGTTGTAAAACACCGATTAGGTGGTATAAATAAAAAATGGCAGATAATATTGATAAAGGCTTGTATCAGACGGGAGCACCGACTGAAATAGAAATTATTAAAAAACAAACAGAAGTGGAAATTGACGGACAACCTATTCCCGCTCCGGAAGGAATAGAGATTGAAATGGATGAAGAGGGAGGCGCAACTCTTGACTTCGATCCGCTGTCCGCGATCCCCGAGGAAGTCGAATTCTATTCGAACTTAGCCGAAGTTTTAGATGAACAAGATTTAGGAGCATTAGCTGATGAGTTAATGGAAGACTTGGAAAGCGATAAATCCTCTCGTAAAGATTGGGAGGAGACTTACGTTAAGGGTTTAGATCTTTTAGGTTTAAAATACAAAGAGAGAACTAATCCCTTTCGAGGAGCTTCAGCAGCGACTCATCCTCTTTTAGCGGAGAGCGCCACTCAGTTCCAGGCAACAGCTTTTAAAGAATTATTACCCGCAGGCGGACCCGTAAGAACAATTATTATGGGAGATGAAACTCCAGAAAAATATGCGAAAGCGGGACGCGTCCAAGAGTTTATGAATTTTCAATTAATGAATAAGATGGAAGACTTTACTCCTGATTATGATCAAATGTTATTTTATTTACCCTTAGCGGGATCTACCTTTAAAAAAGTTTACTATGATGAATTAATGGATCGACCGGTGTCCAAGTTTATTCCAGCCGAAGATCTTATTGTGAATTACATGGCAACAGACCTGGATGGCTGTGAACGTATCTGTCAAGTGATTAACATGAGTTATAATGATTTTAGAAAAAAACAAGTTTCAGGATTTTATAAAGATATAGATATCACGCCTTCGCAATATACCCCCGATGAAGTGCAAAAAAAATACGATAGCATCGAAGGGACTAGACCTAGTTATGCGGATAAAGTGATCAAGCTTTATGAGTTTCATGTTTCTTTAGATTTAAAAGATTTTGAAGACAAAGATGAGACAGGGGAAATGACAGGAATTAAAATTCCTTACATTGTGACTGTTGAAGAGGGATCAAGTCAAGTGGTCGGTATTCGTCGAAACTTTGAAAAAGATGATCCTAAGAAAATGAAGAAACAATATTTTGTTCATTATAAATTTTTGCCTGGATTAGGTTTTTATGGTTTTGGATTAATTCACATGATTGGCGGCTTATCAAGAACAGCTACTGACATTTTAAGACAGTTATTAGACGCAGGAACTTTAGCTAATCTACCAGCTGGATTTAAGTCTCGCGGTATTCGAATGAGAGATGATGCCGAACCTTTACAGCCTGGAGAGTTTAGAGACATTGATGCACCGAATGGTGATCTTCGAAATTCCTTTATGCCTCTTCCTTATAAAGAACCCTCTCAAACATTATACAGTCTTTTAGGTTTTGTTGTTCAGGCCGGTCAGCGTTTTGCTTCTATTGCAGATATGCAAGTGGGAGACGCCAATCAAAATGCCCCTGTGGGAACAACCATTGCTTTATTGGAACGAGGATCTCGAATTATGTCCGCGATTCATAAGCGCTGTTATTATTCTCAGAAAAAAGAATTTAAATTATTATATCAAGTTTTTGCTGATTATTTACCGGAAACCTATCCCTATGCGGTAGAGGGAGCCGATCGCACAATTAAAGCGGTAGACTTTGATGGTAGCTTAGATGTTTTACCTGTATCTGACCCTAATATATTTTCTACTGCTCAAAGAGTGACTTTAGCTCAAACAGAACTACAATTAGCTCAAAGCGCTCCTGATCTTCATAATATGAAAGAGGCGTATCGAAGAATGTATGAGGCCTTAGGTATTAAAGATGTTGATCAAATTTTGAGAAAAGATACTCCCGTGGAACCCAAAGACCCCGCAATGGAGCACGCTGATTTACTCGATGGAAATTTAATGAGAGTTTATGAAGGACAAAATCATGATGCCCATATTCAGAATCATTTAATTTTTGGAACTAATCAAATGGTGTTAGGTAATCCCGCGATGGCGATGAAACTTCAAAAACACGTATTAGAGCACGTTTCGTTTAAAGCAAAAGAACAGGCCATGTTATTGTCACAGCAGCAGCCTATGTCTCCAGAACAAATGGCAACGGTGGTCGCTCAACTTGAAGCTCAATCAATGCAGCAGTTAAAACAGTTATCACAACAATTATCGGGTGGCGGAAAACCTGACCCGGTTGTACAGTTAAAGCAACAAGAGCTACAACAAGAAGCAAAAAAAGATCAGGCAGATGCTCAAATAGACGCTGCTAAACTGCAATTAGACGCTGAAAAACTAAGACAAAAAGTTGCTACTGATCAGGCACGAATACAAAAAGATTATGATATCGCAGATAAGCGTGCGGAAGTTCAATACGATAAAATGACAACTCAAGCTTTAAATCAGGAAAAAAGAGATGCCATTAACCAAAAAAGGTAAAAAGATCATGAAGTCAATGAAGAAAAGTTATGGCAAGAAAAAAGGAGAGCAAGTATTCTATGCTTCTAAGAACAAAGGTACAATCAATAAAGTTGAAAAGA